GTTGCTGGTGGAATAAAGAATGCGCCACCGACTTGACCAAGACTATTCGAGCGATTAGTGCCAAAACTATATGAATATGTTCCACCAACATAGCTGTCTGCGCCAGATATTGTCGCAACTTTTGTTGTTGTGTTATAACTGCTTATGACAAAGGATGCACCAAGTCCATTTTCATTTTGTGTAGAATGTACAAGATAAATTGTATTTCCTGAAATATCCACAGATGGCGCATCTTCAGCTAACGTAATTGTGGTTGATGTTACACCTCTCGTAATACCCGAACGATGATCAACAACCGAGAGTATTTGTGATGTTGTTCCACTATCAAGCCCACGAACGTACTTGCCTGCTAGAGTTTTACCGGTTTCATTTATGATCGACACATTTGCAGAATTTGGTTCATTTATCACAACTTGCGCCGCACTATATGAACTGCCACCTGACAAGAAGCTAGCCACATTTAATGCCAATTCACCAACAGTGTTTGCAATAAAGATTGTTTCGCCTGTTACCAACGTAGTGATACTAAAGTTGGTGTTCATTTGAACGCGGTTTGGAACAACTACATATTTGTTAACATCAACACCATCAAAATAAGTATAAAATGATGCACTAGGACGCATTGCATCTGATGAGAACAACACTCGTCCAGACTTCATGTACGGCTGAATAGCCAAATCAGTCACAAAAGTTCCAACATCAACTTGAGATGCTGATGTTCCAATCTGTTTTTGTTTTAATTCTGTGCCCGCGGCCAGAACTTTAGTATCGGTTGTAGTTAAAACATTACCCCAAGTTCTTCCACCAAGAAATTCTGTAGTTGTTGCTTCTGAAGTTCTTGTCTGATACCATTTTGAGTCCGCAATCTGTGCAAATGGGCTGTTCTTATCATCTGCAAATTGTGGATTGGTGTCAGCCAAATACTTAAATGCACTGTTCACAAAGCTGAATGCATTTTCAATACCTTGTGTTGAATTCAATGTAACTTTAGCTGTTGTTCCTGTATCAACATTGCCAACAAACTCTGGCCACAATCTAGTTGTGCCTCTAAATGCCGCAAACAATGCGTTTGCAATAGGAATAGATTTTGTTGCGTAGGGTTGTTTTGCCAACTCTGTTGATGTGTATGGCAATGTCAATATTTTCTTGTCACCCGCGCCATTGAACTTTGCAGTCGCTGTAGTCAATGCTGTATTTGCAATCATCTTGACAGTTCTCATCAAAGATGCTGCTTGCAACTCACCGTTATCTACCAAATTGCTGTTGTCTGTTCCAACTTCTTCTTTCGATGCTTGCACATCTTTTGTTGTGAAGTTATCCACAAGAATACCATATTTGGATCTTTCTAGACCATTGTTGTCTAGAATCTTCAATGCTGATGTATCTTTTTCTAGTGCGGTCAGTGTGACGTAGTATTCTAGATTTTTGATACGATCATCAAAGTTGCCGATATCGCGCATAGTATATCTGCGATGATTCTTAAAATCTGCGCGAATGTCCTTGACACTATCTGTATATGCTGGAATCGATATTGTGTAAATCAACATATCGTCTGGCGAAACATCCGACGCAACTGGAGTCAATGATGCTTTACCTGTCACAATAGAGAATTCTTTGGATGGTTTTACAACGATTTGATCGATGCGTGACAAATAATATTCAAATCCTGTTTCAATTGTTTGTAGTGGTTCAAGATTTATTGCGCCAGATAATGCTGTTCCGCCGATAGCTCTAGTTGGTCGAAAATCGAAGGCCGAGCGCATGGAAGTCAGTTTACCATCTTCTGCATTATTGAATGCAAAAATATCATCATATGTAAAGTTTGATCCATCTTTAAGATATGAGTCAACTGTAAACATACCGTCGTTCTGTGGAGATGGCGCAGATAAATGTTTCAGATAACGATATTGAACAAAGATTCTGCCACGTGGCGCACTGAATCCTCGTTTCAATTTAATCGTTGCGTGATCATAATGTGTCTTTCTCTGACCATTATCGAACTCATAGTTTTGTGTAACATTATGTGCAGTCAATGTTAACATTGCTGTTGTTACGTTTGAAGATATACTTAATGAGTCTGTAATTCTAACAATTTCTATAACATCAGGAACTTGCAAACTAACAACTGCACCTGGTGTTCTAAGTTGCTGCAACACTGTGGTGTCTGTGAAATTGGTTGCTCCGATATCTTCAAATATGATTCCGCCCGCAAACGATGTGTTTGTTGCAGTATTTGCATCTTCTAATGTATTTGCACCGCCCATTTCAAATGGAACTTTTGCATGTAGATTTGCTCCGGTTACTAGAGGAATCTGTTGTTTGCCACGTATTGTTCCTGTTGATGAGTTTTCCGCATTATTGATTTTTGATGTTATCAATAAATCTACTTTAACTCCAGGCACACGGATATCAATCTCAAAACTGCTTGCGCTCAATGATGTTACTGTATATTGATTATTAGCCAAGCTAACTACAGTGTTTGGTGTGATTCCAAATTGTGCATTAGTAACAGAATCTGATCTGATGAAGCAGATGATGTTGTTTAGAATCAACTCATCAGAAATAGTTCCCGGTGTTGTTGAGAATGTGAATGTATCTGTGCCCTCAGCCGTGATGGTAAACTTGTTGGTGCCAGCATCGGATGTTCTGTTCGCATAAAGTTTTTTAGCGAAGAAATCTGTGTTATTAATTGTGCCTTCTTTTATCGCAGGATAAGGAACTTCAAAAATACGACTTGTTCGTTTAGGTTCGTTGATGTATGTGAATCCTGTTACAGGATCAATCGAATCTGAATTTATATTTCCTGCAAAAGAAATGAAACTGCCTGTGTTTGCTACAATGGATTTTGTTGTTCTAATATCAGATTGAATTTGAATTGTATTCGATTCTGGAATAAAGCTCAATGCTGATGCCAAATTGATAGTTGTTGCGTTTGAGCTAACGATAAGAATCGGAGTTAAAGAAGCACCTAATCCATTTGTAATTTGAAAATACATGTTTGCATATGCATTAGCTACGTTTGGTGCCAATGTTGTTGGCAATATCACTCGTAGTGTTGTTGAACCACTTGATGGAATAGTACCTGTGATGGGTGAAGTATTAGCATTGAAAACATTCACTTTGAATGAATGTGTATCGCCCAGATTACTATTTACCGCATCGTTATAACGCATCATCGATGCATTCAGTGTTCCAATCTTGGTCGAAGTATATGCTGTGGCTGATGATGTATTAACGTTTTGTAATGGCACACAATGTATATCCAACAAAGGATAAGATGTTATATCCAATGTGCCAGCAACACCATCAATAACTAATGAACTTTCATAGTTTGTAGAAATATCATAATCTGTTACTGAAACAGTTTCTCTTGCGCGAGGAATCTCAATTATTGTTGGTGATATTGTTTGAAATTCATATCCACCAACATATGCTTTACCTGGATCCAAAACCACATTGAATTTACCATTAGCTGAGTCACCCTCATCTAAAGAAATTACAAACGGATCAATTGTATAGTTTCCAGATTCATCGTATGTTCTGCGCGCCAACATTTTTTCGATTTCGCTGTATATCGGATAATCAATTTCTTTTGTCTTTACATCATCAACTAAACGAATGATTTCGAAAAATGTGGAAGTGTCCACTGAATCCAATGTGCGTTTTGCAAGCCTTGTTGCAATTTGAAAACGATTTGCTCCTGGAGCTTGGTAGTTGAATGCACCTTGTGCTGGATCCAATAATGAAGTGTCATCAATTTCATCTAGGATATTTTCATCAAACTCAATACCAATCTTGCACGATGGCTTTATGTTAATTGCAGATATATTTTCACCAATTCTATAGAATGTTTCCAGTACTAAGAATTGTGGGACAACTTTGACAAATTGACCCTTGAAATAATATATGCCGTCCTGAATGCTTGCAACGATTGAACCACCAACTGCATTTGTTTGAGTCAATGTAGCAAAAATGTTTTGTCCAAACACCCGTAAACTTTCACCTGCAGCAAAACGATCTCCGCTTAAATACTTAATAATCAGTATAGGATTAGTTGTTGTCGTATCTATCGCAATAACTTTAGCTCGAACAAGTTTGTTATTTTCAAAACTAACAATTGTCTTATCCAAAAATTCGTTAGGATCAATATCAATACCACTATACTGTGTTTGTAGCACAACATAGTTTGTTTTTCTATCGATTGAAATTTTTCCACCAGTTATTGGACTACCACTTTTGAAGATGTGATTACCAAATTTTTCAATTTGATTTGAAAGAATTGTTTGTAGTTGTGTTAGTTCTCTTGCCTGAACAGAATATCCTGGACGGAAAAGAACGCGCATGAAGTTTTTATCTTCATCAAAGTCGTCATAATATGGATCGTAATTGAATAGAGTTGTCATTTATTCCTCGTTAGAAACTCAGTATGAAACGGATTCTTTCCGTCTGTGAGGGATCTCGCGTGATTGGTAATTTATCTGATATGTATAATATTTTTCCAGAGTACAATTGCATTGTCGGCTCCGTCACATTGTTGACGATTCGGATTGCGCCACTATTGAATCCTTTGATCGCTGAGTTTGTGGCCAGTGTTCCTCTAGCGTTGTTTACAAAAAGTTCGTTTTTAACAATATCAAAAGATATGACATCCGCAGTGAAAGTTGCTTCGCCAAAAGTTGAACCCTGAAATACAACCTCGTCTGTGGTGTAGTCACCAACACCAGGTGAAACTTTGATATTTTTATATAATGTATATAAATTTGCAGTCGCTACAGTGTTGAGGGATGTTGATGGATTTTGTACTAAAACGATCTCGCGGAAATCATTATCTGTTGGAAGAACTCCAGCTTCATTCTCCGCAAACTCAACGTTGAACATAAGTGTTGTTGCATCCAATTCAACTTCCGGATCAAAGCCGTGACCTTCTGTTGGTGCAATAGCTACCACTGCACTTGCTCCAGCACCCGTTCCACCTGCAACATCAGTGAATGTTAGATCGGCATATGTGTAAAAATTACCTCTGTTTTGTATGATAACATCTTGTATTTGGCCACCCGATACATTA